TGCCCCGAAAGGCAGTCACATTACTAGTTAATTTAATCTTTTCTCTATATTAGAGTATATCTCCATACCTTCATCGGTTTTAAACCAAGCAGCTAATGCTGAGTATGGGTGTTCGTCAAAAGGTATCGTCATAATCTTTCTATCGTTTGATCCCCACTTAAAGTAGCGCTGATCATTAGAAAGCTTTATAATACCTAGCTCTGTAGCTTTAATACCGAAGTTTCTTAAAACTACATTGTCATCATTAACAAGCTCTAAGAACAGAACTGGATTTCTTTTTGCATAAAGCAAGACATCTCTTTTTAATTCTTTAGAACTCATATCTGACACTTTAGAACCAAGTTCAACTCTCATGATAGCTTCAGCTAAATCAATATCAATTGTCTTAGCTGTCATAAGAGCTTCTACTTCTAGCTCAAGTCTGTCAAGTTGACTTTCTGCAACTTCAACTGGCTTGTACTCGTAGAATAAATTGTTTCTATGAGGGTGGTATAAAGAAAGTAGCTTTTGCAAAGTTACTTCTTCTTTAGGTACAAATAAAGATCCGCTTCTAAAAACAATATGCTCAAGCCTTTGATCGCCTTTCATCTCATCAACAAAAGGTGTTTTTTGGTTCTTGCAATATTTAAGCTCTCTTTCGTAACCTTTTTCTTCGTCAAAGTAGTATATATCAGCAGACTTTATTGATCTAGACAAAGGCTTTCTACGTCCTTTGAGATAATATATTCTATCTTTAAACTCCCAACCTTTATTTTTAGGTTTTTCTATAACTGGAGCAGGAGCTGGCATAGGTGCCTCTACTACTACAGTTTCTAATTGAGGTTCTTCTACAACCTCTTCTTTTTTCTTTTTAGCCATAATATAATATAATTAAATAATATAAAACTACCCCACCCGAAGGTGAGGTAGTTTCGTCAAATATAGTTTACTTCATCAACATGAAGTTGTTCGCGCCTTGTACAATTAAGCAACGCTCAGATAAGAAGTGCATTTGCATCGCGTCAAGCGCAGATGTAGCAGCACCTACTGAACCAGTTACCCAAGTCTTCATACGACGGTCATCAGTTTGAGAAGCTCTGTAACGTACGTGTAGGAACGGACGCTTTAAGTTCTTACCTAACTGCTGATCATATACAGTTGATGTACCAGCTGGAATAATAACTCCACGGATAGCGTTTGCAGCGTTAGCAGCGTTAATACCTCCACGAGTAGACTTATCGTTTAAGTAACGGAAGTCAGACTTGTAGAAGTCGTAAGAACCTCTGCGGAAACCAGAGAAGCCAAGGTTTAGAGCCATGTCTTCATCATTTTCAAACACTCCGTAAGAAGTACCGCCAGCACCGTATGAGTTCATTGAAGCAAGCATATCGTCTATAGCTAAAGATGTAGCACGGTTAACGAATAGCATGTTTTCTTCAATACCACCTTGAGAGTCAAACTCAGCAAGAATAGCGTCAAACTCAGCTAGATCAGTAGCAGCGTTTACTCCAGTAATACCTGAAGTTAAGTTACCGCGATCTTCGATAGCAGCAAATAAACCTTCAGATCCTACAGTAGTATCAGTTCCAGTTCCAAGAGTAGTGTCTACTGTTGTACCAGTCTGACCTTTTTCAGCTTCAAGCATTGACATCTCTAAGTAATCGTTGAAACGAGCACGAGTGTCTGCTTCAGCTTTTAAGTACCATAAGAAACCTGATTGTCCGTCTTCAGCAGCTACTTCAACCCAACCAATACGAGATGCATCAGAACCTGATACTTCGTAGTAGTCTTTCATAATGATAGGCTTGTTAGTAAATGTCTTGAACGAAGGCTCGTTAGCGTCTCTTGCATCAACTAGAGCATCGCCTCCTTTGTTGTAACCAACTCCTTTAGAGAACTCGCTACCGTAAACTAGGATTGTAGCACCTAGCGCAGCAGTAGAAGAGTAACCTAAGTTAGCAGCGCTGTAAGGAGACACTGTGAGTAAGTCAGCATCTGTACCATCAATTGATTTAACTAAACACTTGTGTACTCCATTAGCACTTGCAATAATTACAGTATCATTAACTCTAATACCGTGGTTTATCACTGCCGGAGAAGCTCCGCCAGAAATACCATTGCCAGTGTCTGTGTTATTACCGTCAATATCAGATTGAATCTGAATAGTAGTGCTTGTTTTAACTTCACCTTTGTATGAAAGGTGTAGACGACCTTGCTCAGACCAAATAACTTGGTCAGCTGTCATCGCCTCTTCAGCTCCAACTTGCGAAAGGAAACCTGAAATTGTTCTTGGTCCGAACACTTCTGCTTCTTTCTCCATTAGATCTGGAACGTATTGTTGACCCCAACCTGCAGAGGTTGATAGGTCTAAGTAATTTGTAGATAACGCCTGCTGAATTGGAGCAGGTACGCTATTCAAATTATCTCCTGGTGTTAATGCCATTTTTTCTTAATTTTTATTTTTTACTTTTCATTTTAAATTTAAAAGAGGCTGAGTCATCACCTAGTATTTTAACTTTATATCCGTCTTCACCACCGACAAACTCTTGTCTAGAACTAGTGTCAACGTTTTTAGATTTTGCAAATGTTTCTTTTAAAGCATCTGCTTTACCTTGCTCGTAAAAATGTTTAGCGACTGCATCCGCATTCATAGCTGTGAATAAGCTTTTGTGGTAACCTTTAGCATCGCCTAAAGTATTATCTTCATCAAGAAACTTTCCGATAAAGTTATTAATATCACTTTGGCTGTTTTTAATTTGCTCGGCGTCTTTAACTGAATACCTATAATTTTTGTCACCGACGTTGTATTCAAAACCTTTGAACTTATCGTTAAACACTTTATTGGTCTTCTTATTAAAAACTAACTTTTGCCTTTCACTAGTTTTCTGCGTCTGTTCAGACTCTTTATTATATCTATTAAAGAAGTCAATAGCTTTCTGCTGCTCATTAGTGAGCTTGCTTCCAGCTTTAATTTCTTCATAGTACTTAGACTTTTGCCCGTCTAAATAGGCTTTAGCCTCGGCAACTTGCTCTTTTCGGGCTAATTTTCTTCTCTTTATATCTCGCTCATCATCTATTGATTCGTCATAGGCAAATTGATCTTCCATCAAAAAGTCTACTTCTTCAGAAGATAGATGAGGTTTAGTTTCTTTGTAGTATTCACGTAAAGCGTCTTGATCGTCTATGTCTTCAATATTTCTATTTAGTCGTACATAGTCTTCAAGGTCTCCGCCTGTCTCGTCCATAAAGTTAATAAGCTTTTGTACGTTATCAGGAAGTGGACCACCTGTAGCTTCAGCTTCATCTATAGCATCAGATATTTCTTCTTTTAAATCTTCAACTTCTTGTTCAGAAACTTCTTCTAGTACTGGTTCTTCTTGTTGTACTTCTTCAATAACTTCTTCTGTGGTTTCTTCTACAGTTTCAGCATTTTGATTTGATAAATCTACTTTAATAACGTCAGGATCTTCTGCGCTATTGAATTTAGTTAAATCAATCTCTGGTTGCTCCTCTACAACCTCTTCAACTTCCTCAGCTTGAGGTGCCTCTTGTTCTACCTCTTCGATTACTTCTTCGAGGTCTGTTTGTTTATTTTCTTCCATAATAAAATATTATATAATTAATTTCCAACTTGTGGGTTGAACTTATCTAAACCCAATCCGCCTCCAAGTATATCATTACCTGAAGACTCAAACTTTTTAATTTTTTCTCTTTTATCTTTTCTGTCTTCACCAACTTTTTGCATACGCTCACTTCTCATGCCATCTTGTTGCCTTAATTTTTGGTTAAGTTCAAACTCAAACTCCATTAACTCTTTCTTTAATTTAACCTCTTCTCTAAGCTGATTTAATCTACCTTGGCCACGCATCTGTTCTAGTTGCATGTCCGCTTGAGTTTTTGCCTGATTTTTTTGTATCTCAGTTTGAGCAATGGCTTGTTGAGCTTGCGCATTTGCTTGTGCTTGCGCCTGTGCGTTTTGTTGTTGGATTTGTTGATCTCTTTCTTGTTTTCTTTTTCGCTTTATCTTTAACAGTTGATTAGCTAGCTTAATGTTCCTAACTTCTCTAATATCTATTGCATCATCTAAATCTATTAACTGTTGAGTTAACGCTGTTTGTATATTGTTTTCTAATTGCTGCTTTTCTTGCTCGTCAGGCTCTAGTTCTAGGAATATACCAAAATCATATAAGTATAGATCAGACATTTCTTTTAATGTAGCTACGTTGTGAGAGCCTATAGCTTGTATAAAAGCATCTTTAGTCGGAGAGTATTCTAGTATGTCAGATATACGTAGTGACAAAGACTCTGCAACTTCTGAAGTTAAATACATAGAACCTAATAGAATATGCCTTGTAGCTACGTTTGAGTTAGCAGCCGCTAGCTTTTGTACACCTACTAATGACTTAGGATCTGGCAAACTAGCATCTCTAGCTTCGTTTAAACCAGTTACATCTCTAATCATTTGCAAGTAATAGTTGTAATTACCTATTAAAGCCTGTAACTTTCCGCCTGCTCCTTGGCCATTAGATATTTGTTGGATAGGCACTTTGCCAGGGTTTTGATCACCATCAGCAGTAAAGCTTCTACCAATAACACTACCAGTTTGGAAGAACATGTTTAGAGCTTCTTGTGGGTTATAATTAGTACCGTTACCTAAATCTATTTCAGCAAGTCCGTCTGCATCAAGGTATACTCCATCTGGAACCATGCGCGACATCACTTGCTGTAGTTTTAAATGAGTAAGTTGTATCATATCTGCAAAGCCAGTTATTCTGCTTACTAACGATTCAACTCTACCTTCATACATACGCGGAGCCACTAAAGAGTAGTTCATTTTAACTTTGTTAAAGTCAGACTTGCTTCGCATCATATTCTTTGACTTACCCCACTTGAGTAACTTATCTGTACCAAGAACTATAGCGCCATCAAAAACGCACTCAACAGATCTAGATAATCTACTGTAACCTCTTTCTTCATTATCAGGAGCTTTAAACGCATCTGATTTTTCAATAGCCTTCATGCCTCCAGTTCCAGTCTGCTTAACTTTGTAAACATCGTTCATATAAGTCTTATAATTAAAATATAAAACTTGAACTTTGTTCTTGTCAACTTCACTTATTCTTCTACCTCTTAAATATCTTTTTGAAGAGCTGTCGTATATTTCTTTTAAATCAAGCTCTGTTAAGTTTGGAAACTCTCTAGCTAGCTCATTAATTGGTATTGTTTTAACTTCACCGATGTAGTATATATCATCAAAGTGAGGTGACTCAGTGTAAGAATAAACAACATTAACTGGATCTACGTAATCAATAGTTACACCTTCGCTATAATTAAAATTAGTTTTAACACAAGCAATACCTAAAACAGTTAGGTCGTATATTAATCTTCTTCTTGTTAAATCGTATTTATTACCTTCTAGTAAAACGTTAATGGCTTGCTCTTCTGCCATTTCAACAGCTTGCTTATAATTAAGCTGCATGTGTAAATCTAGCTCTTCTTTTGTGTCAGGTAACTCTTCTTTTTTATTTTCATATAAGTTTATATCAAATAGCTTAGCAGCTTGATCGTTATAAACTTTAGCGTCCATATCT